CGCAGCACGCATCGGCAAGGAGTCATGACTAGCACCTATAACGACATCCGCGCTGCCATCGAAGGACGCATTGCTACGCAGATGGCTGCCGCACCGATATACCCGGTCAGCTATCAGAACGTACCATTTACGCCGCCGAACAACACACCATGGCTGCAGGCATTCATACGGTTTGGCGATAACGCCTATGCCACGCTGCTGGCGCCGTCTACTGGCTTCAACCGGCAAAATGGCGTGCTGACGGTCAATGTGTTTACGCCGCTAGGTGCTGGCACTGCTGCGAACTTCACCATTGCCGAGCGCATCAAGGATCTGTTTGACCGGCAAGTGGTCAGCGATATTCACTTCGACGCAGCATCAGGACCGGCGCAGATCACGCCACCAGCACCTGCAGCGTACTACCAAACGCAACTTACGATCACATTTGAAGCGTATGTAGACTGACGGCAGTTCTTCCGCTGACTGATGTCTGCCACCGTTCTGTCCGGCACAGCCGGGGCGCTCTATTACAAACCAGCTGGCACCATTGCCACGTTTGCCGAATCTGGCGTTAATGCCACCACTGACGTGATCACCGTCCTGCCGTTCCTTGGCTTTAAGGTTGGCGACCCGGTGCAGTTCAGTGTGATCAACGTCAACACTGGCGCTGCGGGCTCTGGCACCCTGCCTGGCGGGATCTCTGCAGCTACTACCTACTACGTCATCAGCTACACCGCCAGCACTGGTGCCATGCAGGTGTCTGCCACGCTTGGTGGCTCTACCGTGGCGATCACCGATGATGGCACGGCTGTAACGCCAAACATCTTTCAGGTGGCATACGACAGCTTCGTGGCAGTAGCTGAGGTGCGCGAGTGGTCGTTTGAAGTGACCCGCGAAGAGATCGACGTTACCACCATCGGTCAGGCCGCTGGTCAGACCGTGCCATTCCGCCGGTACATCAGCGGCTTTGCCGATGGTTCAGGCTCGGCTACCGTCTACACCACCAGCGAAGACACCAGCATCGGCAGCCGCTTGGTTGCTGATGTGCTTCAGCGGGAGCAGGAGGGCGCCACGATGAAGCTGTACATTGATCGCGTGGTGAGCGGCGGTAGCGTCAGCGATGCGCTCAGCCGTTCGATCACGGTGCCCGTCATCCTGACGGCTGCCAACTTCACGGTCAACCCTGACGACGGCCAGTCAATCGAGGTGTCGTTCCGCCCGAGCGACGCACCTACGTTTGATCTGGTCAAGAGCTGATCACGCAGACACAGAAGCCCTGGTCTTGTGCCGGGGCTTTTCCATGCCTACAATCCAGTCGTATAGCGTAATCACATGGCTCGCGCACTTGATCGGCTCAAGAAAGCTGCTCACCTGGTTCCCATCAAGAAAGTCGTCACGCTGAGTGATGGCAGTGAGCTTGAGTTTTACTGCACTCCTCTTACGATGGCCGAGAGGGAGAAGGCTCAGAAGGACGCCGGAAGTGACGAGGCGATTGCCTTTGCGCTGCAGCTGCTGATTCAGAAGGCAAAAGATGATGCCGGTCAGCCGCTGTTCAGACCCGGCGAGATCGCTGAACTGAAGAATGAAGTGCGTGATGAAGACTTGCAGATCATGATGCTGGCTGTCATCACAGACAAGAACGATGTAACCGAGGCAGAAGCGGGAAAGTAGCCACTGAGTTAAAGCGTGACTTGTATCTAAGGCTCATGCTTCGCCTGGCTCGTGAGCTGGGCTATACACTCAGTGAATTAAGCCAGCGCATTACAAAGGAAGAGCTGCAAATCTGGGCAGCCCTATTTGAGATCGAAACGCAAGAGCAAGAGGAAGCGGCTAGAAAGAGTCGCCGCAGGTAGACTGGCTTCATGCGAGGTTGTCGGCCATGTCTGTAGTTGCCAATGTCGCCATCAATGTCGATGGCAAGCAAGCCAAGACGATCCTTGACGAGATCAAGCGCAAGGTAGAAGCCATGAATGGCACTTTCGGCAATGTGCCGGGTGCCACGCAGAAGGTGGGCGGTCTTACCAGCGCTATCGCAGGCATGATCCCGCAGCTTGCCATTGCGGCTACAACAATGGAGGTGCTGCGCCAGAGCGTATCAACGGCATTTGAGCGCGGCGGTGCTGAACAGAGATTGCGCAACCTCACATCATCAACTGGTGAGTTCAACGCTGCGATTGCATCCGCAACTGGAGCATCGGCCAAGTTCGGCATTTCGCAGACAGAGGCCACGGTAGCATTGGCCGATGTCTATGGCCGACTAAAAGGTGTTGGCTTTGGCCTCAAAGAGACTACCCAGATCTACGAGGGATTTAATGTAGCCGCCAAGCAGTCTGGGATCAGCGGCGCCGATGCTGCCGGTGTTTTCTTCCAGCTCAGCCAGGCCCTAGGCAAAGGCAAATTGAACGGTGATGAGTTTGTCAGTGTTTCTGAGCGCATGCCTCAGCTGCTTGATCTGATCGCTCAATCAACAGGCCGCTCGCGTGGTGAATTGCAGCAGATGGCCCAGCAGGGCGAGATTACGAGTGATGTCCTTTATAGGGCATTGGCAACTGCAGCAGAGGGCTCAGGTGACTTGAATGCAAAGTTGACAGAACAGCAGCGCACCATGGGCAAGCTGGCCCAGGTTACGGATCAACTAAAAGCCCAGATAGGCAATGTGTTTGCGCCGGTTGTTGTTGCTGGTGCGCAAGGCTTGGCTGTCATCGGTGAGAAGCTATCCGAATGGTGGGGATACCTTGGATCGCAAGTGTTCCCCAAGTTGCTTAAGGCGCTCAAGCCAGCTATTGATGAGTTCAGGAAGCTATGGACAGCGATCCCATGGAGCACCATCCTTGGATATTTGCAAGGATCAATCATCCTGGCGCTGAATAGGATCATCGGTGTAGTCAGGGTGATGGCGCCTATTACTGCGTTCATTATCCGCAAGTTCCTTGAGCTTTCAAACAATCCGGTCTTCAAGTTCTTTGCTGAGCAGGCGGCAAAGCTAGTAGAAAGGATGGGCGTCACCAACAATGCAGTAGACGCATTCACTGCCAAGCAGGCTCAGGCACGCAATCAAGTCGCGCAGACTGTTGATGCCTATAGCTCGATGCCGCCCAAGATCGAGACAGCAGCCGAAAAGAATAAAGGACTGATTGCAGCTACCAATAGCGTGCTGAATAATCTGCGTGCTCAGCGGACTTCGCTTGATGCGCAGATTGCAGCTCTTGAGAGGGGCGCCACTATTACATCGGCAAGATTTGCGGCAGAAAAAGCAATTAATGATCTCAGAGGGGTTCAACTGGAGCGTGAGTATCAGCTTGCCAAAACTGCGCAGCAACGATTCAACATTGCAGTTGCGATATTTAATCAACAAGCGCAAGCTGCGGTTATCGAGTATCGCCAGGCACTAGACAACATTCGACTGGAGAAGATCAAAGGCGAGTTACAGCTTCAATCTGCCAGGCTTAAATATGATGAGATCCGCGCAGAAGGATTCCTTCAGATCCTGAAAGCAAAGAACGTTGAGGAAGAGACCGCCAAACGCCAGAAGCTAGGGGAAGCACTGCAAGCGCAAAATGCGGTCATAGACTCTACTGCCGACCAAGTTGCGGCGAATAAAGAGTTAAACAGGTATCAGGCAATCACAGCAGAGGCGCAATACAATGCAAAGATCCTCACCGCTCAAACCGCGCTAGAGCAGAAGCTAGTCAGCGGTGAGATTGGCTTAACGCAAGCCTCAGCGCTGGAGGTGTCCCGAAGCCTGGCAAACGCTTATTCGTCATCGCAGTTTATGGCTCAGGCTACGAGTAGTATTGCCATCAATAGCGATAAGTCTGCAGGCAATTTCATCAGGGTAGCCACCAATGCTGAAGTGGCTGCCACCAAAATCAGAGAAGCAGCTGATGCACAAGAACGACTGAACGGATTAAGAGGACAAGCTACAACATCGACAGTCAGAGGAAAGACCCCGGTCAAGCGATTCGCTCAAGGTGGCTTCGTAAGCCGCCCGACACTTGGCCTTATCGGTGAAGCCGGTGAATCCGAGTACATCGTGCCCGAATCCAAGGCAGCAGGATTCGTGTCAAATTACCTGTCTGGAGTGCGCGGGGCGTCCGCAGTTGCAGCGACACCTACCGGATCGACGGGTGGTAGCACTACGATCAACGTAACTACCGGCCCGGTGATGGAGTTCGACGGCCAGCGCTATGTCACAGTGGCCGACATGGAGCGCGCTATGCGGCTGACCGCTGAAGGCGTGATCGGCCGGCTGCGTACACCGTCTGCACGTATCGCGCTGGGCATGGCCTGATGAGAGCACAAAGCCAATACCTCCGCATCTACGACGCTGCTGGTGTTACCTACCAGCGGTGGCAGAGCTACTACGCCAACACCAGCGTCACATGGTCGAGCGCCAGCTGGAACTACGTGCCGTTCATCGCTGATGGCATCACCGCCGGTAGTAGCGGTACTGAAGATTCGGTTTCTGTTACTGCTGCAGCGACCGGCCTGGTGTTGGATGCGCTCCTCGCTGCCATCAGCGATGGCCGCCTGGTGGATCTCAGCATCTACCAGTTCGATTCCACCGCCGACAACAACACACCGCAAGCTGGGCAGGAGCTGGTGGCTGCGTACACCGGCCAAGTGATTGGCGGCAATGGCGGATTGACTAGCCTGACCATACAACTCGGCTCGGCATTGTCTCCCGTTGGAGCGCAAGTGCCGCCGCGCCGGTTGACATTGGCGATCATGGGGCAGGGCATCAGGCAGTGAGCTTTCTCTCCTCCAGCGATCCACTGGCACTGCTGGCCATCCAGGCCGGTCAGATCAATGCACCAGCTGATGCAACCGCCGCGCAGGGCACCACAGAGCTAGATAGCCCGCAGCGGTTCGCGCAGATTGGCGAGCCGGTGCCGATCGTGTTTGCCCGGTTTCGCAACAGCAAAGGTGGCATCCTCATCAGTCCCGGCGCCACCGAAGCACGCTTCGAGAATGACGCCAGCAACAACGTCACCGCGTACTACATGCTGGTACTGAGCGAGGGCCAGCTCGACAGCATCCCGGTGAAGGATGTTTTTCAGCGTGCTTGCCGCGTTGGCGCACACACGCAGACCTATAACCGCAGGGCTGGCACCTGGACACCCGGCAACTTCTTGGTGCAGCGTGCCGGTAAGGATTTGCCCGAGGCGCCGTTCTTCTGCGGCACCGTCGGCAGCTACCCCGGCATCAGCACGCTCAGCTTCAACGTCACCATCCCTGACGGCTTCGATCAGTACAACCGCCAGGTGCATCTGTTCATCCGTGGGGGCATGGCCGTCACCCGGATCTACGACAGTGTGACTGGGCCCAGCGACAACTTTGCGGACCTGGTGAAGTGGCTGCTGGTCAATACCAGCAGGGTGCCAGCGGCGATGATCGACAACACCGCCCTGCTGGCAGCAGCCACGTTCCTTGAGGTGAACGGCTTCACCTGCAACCTTGAGATCCGCGAAAGTACCAACTACTCAGACCTCGCCGCCAGGCTGGCGCCCTATTTCCTGCTGGCTGAGAGCAGCGCAGGCGGCAAACGTGGGCTGCGGCCACTGCTGCCGGTGACTGCCGGCAGCGCCATCAAGACCACGGCGATCACGGCGGAATACACCTTCACCGAAGACACCGTGCTGCCCGGCACGCTGGAGATCAACTATCTGTCACTGGCGGACCGGCAGCCGTTCGTGGCGCAAGTGATCTGGCGCCAGCAGCTGGAGAGCGACATTGGCATCATCCGCACCGCTGAGGTGCGTTACAGCGGCACCGCCGAGACTGGGCCGTATGAGTCGCATGATCTCTCGACGTTCTGCACCAGCGAGGATCACGCCGTCAAGGTTGGCGCCTACATCCTGGCCAAGCGGCTCTACACCACGCACACCATCCGCTTTGCAGCCAGGCCGCAGGAGCACAACACGCTCATCAGCGCTGGCGACATCATCCGCGTGCAGCTGGCGCGTGATAACACCACCTACACCAACTCAGTGCATGACTACCTCTACCAGGTGGAGCGGATCACCAAGACACTGGCGGGTGATGTGAGCTATGAGGCTACACACTTCCCGATCGACGACCAAGGCCGCAGCCTGATCGCGTTGGATGTGGCTGCTGCTGTCGGCACCGGCATCATCCTGCCAAGTGGCCGCACCGGCGTGAGCTGTGATGTGAACTCCAGCAGCGACAACACCATCCCGGCTGAGACGTTCACGGCTGCTGATGGTGATGACCCACTGGAGCTATCACCTAGCGGCGGCGGACTGGGCTTCAACGATTCAGCGCCGACTGGCGACACCGGCAATGCTGATGATGGGTTGGACGCTTCAACGTCTTTCCCTCCAAACCCCCTATTCCCAGCAGACATTACGGCTGGTGTCGGTAGCACTTTGGCTCCGTACTATGGCCCTTACGGCCCGTGCGGCGTCAATCAAACCGAATCAATTACGTGGTTCAAGGACGGCACAAAGCTCGCAACAGTTACGTTTAACACTTCAGGCAATCCCATCAGCGTAGTGAATGAACCTGGGCAAGCAATGCCAACATGGCTCAACAGCACGTCACCTGGGATTCTGGCGATCGGTAGCACTCAGACTGGAGTTTATACATCAATCACAAAATGCTTTAACGGTTCTACATACGAAAGCTCTACAACAGGCGGCAGATCAGCCGCCGCCAATCAGTACATCTATCAAGATCAAGAGCTAACCATACTTGGGCCAGCGTCACCAGGTGTACTAGTTTGGTCGACGATGCTTGCTCTTAGCTATGGCTCACCTTCGTGGAGCACGGTAGACGGCAACATGTACAGGCTAGATGAAGCTGGCAATGTAGCCAGCAATGGCTCACTTGCCCCGAATGGTCGAGTGTCTCCACCGCAAATCAGAACATGGCGAATCTTTGAAATGATTGGCGGAGTGCAAACGCTTATCTATGACAGCGATCCAAACGCGCCGCCGTACGCTCCGTAATGGCTACCTTTCCTTCTCTGACGCCAGCCACACGCGCCTTCACGCCAGGTGAGTATCCGCACACGCCGTTCAGCACGTATAACGGATTCCAGAATCGCGTGCGTCATAGCAATGTGATGCTCAGCAGCTCAGTGCGGCTGAGCTTCATCGCCCTGGCTGAGGCTGACATGCTCAGCATCCTCAGCCACCACCAAGGCCAGTTTGGCAGCTTTGAAAGCTTCACACTGCCATCGAGCATCTGGAGCGGCGTCACCACCATCAGCGACTACGAACTGACGGACTACCGCTGGCGATACACGGACGCGCCAACCGTAGATGACGTCTACTGCGGGCGCTACAACGTCGAGCTGGCACTTGAAACCGTACCGCCTGAAGGCAAGTTTGCCAGTGGCGCTGAGTTGGCAGTGATCATTACGCTGGCGCCTGGGGCTGCTGTGACAACCAACGGCCTGCAGCAGAGTGTCACACTATCCATTGCTGGCGGCTCGGCTTCTCAAGTCATTGGCGGCGACGGTCTTCAGGAGAGCATCACGATCAGCCTCGTAGGTGGCACGGCTTCTGTGATTGCTGGCGACGAGGCAAGCTTCTGGAGTGACTGGGCATTTACCCGCAGCGACATCTTCTTGTACGAGCAAGGAGCAGCAACCGAATCGCCTGCGTATTGGATGACGTGGCAAGCCTTGCCCGAAAGCTCTCCGCTGCTATTTGAAGATGCCACCTAGCTATCGCTAAGCTGGAAGCACACTGATTAGACGTTTGCAGTCTTGACGTTATGGCAGCCCCCAATATCAAGAGCGGCAGCTCCGTCACGACGGTCACCGGCAAGACCGTGGGCTACGCCGTCACCACCTCAATGGCTGCAGCGCTGAGCAATGGCTCCAGCAGCGGCAAGGTGCTGAAAATCAATTCGGTGTACTGCGCCAACGTGGACGGCACCGCAGCAGCCGACATCAGCCTGGAGCACTACAACGGCACGACGGGGTTTGCGATCGGCAAGACCATCGCCGTACCAGCTGATGCCACTCAGGTGCTGGTCACCCGCGAGGCATACATCTACCTGGAGGAAGGCCACAGCCTCCGCGCACAGGCCAGCGCTGCTGGCGACCTGGAACTGGTCATCTCCTATGAGGACATCAGCTGATGCTTGGCTTTAACGGTGGCTTAATGGGCGTCAGGCGTACGCCGACAACCGGCACAGCGTCTGGCCTGTGGTTCCAGAATGAGCAGAGCGTGGCACAGCGGGCAGGGATTTGGCCGATTGTTCAAACCACGGATCCTGACTTTGCCAGTGTGTCGCTGTTGCTTCACATGGATGGGGCGAATAACAGCACTACTTTCACCGACAGCAGCGCAAACGCTCTAACGGTGACTCCTAGCAATAACGCCAAGATAAGCACAGATGTTGTCAAATATGGCACCGGCGCATATCGGTCAACCAGTGCCACCAATGATCAACTGGCGCTGCCTTCAACGAGCCTGCTGGAACTGACAGGTGATTTTACGATTGAGTTTTGGTTATACGCTTTGGCAAATCGCGGCAGATTATTCAACCTGGCCGCCGCCAATTCAAGAATAGAAATAAACCAGGACGGATCCAATCCTTACGAGTTTTACTTGTACAATCAAGGTGTCGAGATATTTGACAACCTTCCCGTAGGATTGTCAGGCAGTAGCTGGCATCACTTGGCCCTGACAAGATCCGGCTCTACCTTGCGCTTATTCGGAGGTGGAACCCTATACGCGACTGCAACTCATAGCAGCACATTGACTCCCACCACTGTCATGGGCAGTGGTAGTGTACTTTTTGATGGCTATATGGATGATTTAAGGATCACAAAAGGCGTCGCCCGTTACACCGCCAACTTCACTGCACCTACTGCGCCATTCCCTGACGCATGATGCTCTACTCCCACAACGCCACCATCCCAGCACCCCTGCCGCACCGCATCCGCTTTGCGGACGGCAGCACCCGCACCGACAACAGCACCTTCACGCCTGACGAGCTGGAGCGTGCGGGCTACTCCGGCCCGTTCGAGCGCCCCGAGTGCAACCCGAAGCTGGAGACCATCGACTGGGACGGCACGCAGTTCCTGGTGCGTCCCTACAACTTCGATGAGCTGCAGGCGCAATACGCCAAGGTCCGCCAGCGGCGCATCGAGCTGCTCAAGGCCAGCGACTGGACGCAGATTGCTGACTACGACCTAGGCGCTGATCGTGAAGGCTGGGCCGCCTACCGCCAGGCCCTGCGCGACTTGGCCGATGCTGCCAACCCGTTCGACATTACCTGGCCGCAGCCGCCTGCCATCTCGGCAGAATGAATTCATCTGAGCATCAACTATGGCTTCCCTGATCTACAACTCATTCGTTGATGACATGGCTCGTGGTGCCATCGACGCGGACACCGATACCTTCAAGGTGATGCTGGTCTCATCGGCCTACAGTCCGAACAAAGACACGCACGACAAGCGTGATGATGTCACCAACGAAGTCAGCGGCACCGGCTACACCGCTGGCGGCGTCACCAGCGCCTGCACCGTCACCAAGGACACCGCCAACGATCGCGTCACCCTCAGCTTTGCGGCTGTGAACTGGGCCAGCAGCACCATCACCGCCAGGGCTGCTGTGATCTACAAATCACGCGGCGGCACGGCATCTAGCGATGAACTGGTCTGCTATGTGGACTTTGGCGCTGATGTTTCGAGCAGCTCTGCAACCTTCAGCCTGGGCAGCAGCGTCATCACGCTGCAGAACTGATGGCCACCTTCCCGGCGCTGGAGCCGGCCACACGCCGCTACAGCATGGGCACCTTTCCCGTCACCGAGGAGAAGGGCTTCGGTGGTGGCAGCATCCGCTTCCGGCATGGCACCACCGCCTACAGCCACATCCTTGAACTGAGCTTTGCTGCACTGACGCAGGCTCAGGCCAAGCTGCTGCGTGATCACTACCGCGAGCAACAGGGCGGCTACATCGCCTTCCCGCTCAGCACTGAAGCCTGGGTTGGCCACACCAGTTTCACCGATCTGGTGCCAACCTCTACGCACTGGCGCTACGCTGCACAGCCGCAGGAAGACCATTTAACCGCCGAGTACGTCAACGTCACAATCAGCCTAATCAGCGTGCCAGCTGTGGTCGCCGCAGCATCTTCCGGCCTAGCCTCTATAGTCACGGTTACCATGGCCGGTGGTACGGCGTCTAGTCCCTAAACTGGATCTATGGCGATCTCTCCCGGACTCTACAACATCACCCTGCAGCGCAGGGCGGACTATAGCGTTACGCTCCAGTTCAATAGCGACACCAATACGCCCATTAACCTAACAAGCTGGACTGTTGCCGCACAAGCATGGGACGAATCTCGCACCACAAAATACGCTGATTTCAGCGTAAGCTACACCAATAGAACTACGGGCACTATTGCGCTGTCGCTTACAGACGATCAGACTGCTACATTCCCTAGCACCGCCTACTACGACGTATTGCTCACAAATCCCAGCGGCCTCAAGGAGTATTACCTAGAAGGTATTATTTTCGTGAAAGAGGGATACACAGCATGATCTCCGTCAATGTAAGTGAGTCCACAAATACCGTAAATGTAACGACGGGAGATAACACAACCGTTGCCGTGTCTGTACCTGCGACCACGGTAATTACAACTACCACAACAGGACCGCAAGGACCGGCCGGACCATCCGGCAGCAGCACCGGCAGCCCCACTTTCATCCAAGCAACGCAACCCACCAGCGGCGAACTAGGCGGCGCAACGAAATACGCCTGGTGGGACACATCTGGTGGTGATCTTACACTTTGGATTGAGGACGGCATCTAATGGCACTTCGTAACGCTTTTGGGGCGCTCGCACTCGACGCCACAGTTGCCGCAATCAAGACCTGGCTGGAGGCCCGCACTGGCGCAAAGTCCACCGCCAACAGCATCTCCGTCAACATCGCCAACGACCAAACCGTGCCGGTTAGCGGCAGCGTGTCAATCAGCGGTACACCAGCCGTAACCGGCCCGCTCACGGACACGCAGCTCCGCGCCACCGCCGTGCCTGTGTCGGGCACATTTTGGCAGGCCACGCAGCCGGTATCCGGCCCGCTGACTGATACACAGCTGCGAGCTGCGGCGGTTCCGGTTAGTGGCACCTTCTTTCAGGCGACGCAACCGATCAGCGGCAGCGTGTCAATCACAGGCACTGCTGCAGTCTCTGGCCCGCTGACCGACACCGAGCTGCGAGCCACAGCGGTGCCGGTGTCTGGCACCTTCTGGCAGGCCACGCAGCCGGTGAGCGCCAGCGCCCTACCGCTCCCGACTGGCGCTGCAACAGAGACGACGCTGGCAGCAGTGAACGGGAAGCTTCCAGCGCTGGACAGCGGCCGGCTGCCGGTGGTATTGCCGGCTGGCGGTGGCGGGCTGACAGACACCGAGCTGCGGGCCACGCCTGTAGAGGTGATCAACACCAGCCCAGCATTCATGCGTGCGGGCTTTGCTGAAGTTGGCAGCGGGATCGTCGGCAAAGCGGCCTC